CATTTCAGTTTAGTTGAGAGGCAAAAAACATGGCAACACATCACGGTTCGGAAGGATTGGTAAAGATTGGCGCAAACACGGTCGGCGAAGTCACCGGGTTTTCGTTCACGCTAACAGCAGAGTACGCCGAGGACACCACGCTGTCGGACACTGCGAAGACGTATAACGTCACCGCGATTACCGCGTGGAACGGTAGCGTTACCGCGTTTTGGGATGAAGGCGACACTAACGGCCAGTTGGCTTTTGTGACCGGCGCAAATGTGGCGTTGAAGTTGTACCCCGAAGGCGCGACGACTGGCGACACGTACTACTATGGCGATGCGTTGGTTACGGAAATTACCCGTAACGTGCAGCGCGGCGCGATCACCGAAATTTCGTTTAACTTCGTCGGTAACGGCGCGTTGACGACGGGTACAGCATCCTAACAGTTGAGGGTTTATGGATTGGAAAGATAAAGCCAAATCGCAATTCGCTGAACGGCGCAAGCCGGAAACGCTAGTTGCGATCCCGGTTCCCGAATGGGACACCACGGTTTATTACTGGCCGGATATGACGCTGGCGGAAAGACGCGAAATCTTTTTGCTGGCGAAACAGGACGGCGATTCGACCGTGTTGGACCTAGAAGCAATGGCGGTAACGCTGTTGGTTCGGGCGCGGGATAAGAACGGCAAACGAATTTTCGTCAATGCGGAACGGCGCGAGTTGCTCAACGAATACGACCCGGAAGTGATGGCTACGATTGTCGCAGCCATGAACAACGGGACCGTATCGGTGGAGGACGCCGAAAAAAAATAATTGAGGACGTGCAATTAAGGATGATTTACGCACTGGCGTTACGTCTGCACGTCCTACCGGAACATATTTTCGAAATGACGGAAACCGATTTTTCCTATCTGATCGCAACCTGTAAGTTAGAAGCACAAGAGCAGGAAGACAAATGGCGCAAGCACAAGTAATCATTACCGCAGTCGATAGGACACAGGCGGCGCTAAAGTCGGTATCTAGCGGAATGAAGACGCTAGAAAAGACCGCGAAGGTTACTAGCAAGGCCATTAACCTTGCTTTTGGGTTGCTAACTGGCGCGGCATTGCTTGGAAGTTTTAACAAGATTGCCGAAGCCGCGAAGAAAACCGAGGAAGGGCGTCGAGCGATTGATCGTTTCAACGCCGCGCTAAAAGACCCGACTCTAGTACAAGCAGCCAACAGTTTTACCGCAGCACTTGTTACCGGCTTTGCCAAGGTAGTCGAGTTTTCCGCCGAGGCGCTTCGAGGGGTTAAGGCTATCGGTCAAGAAATGGGCGTTATTGGTCCAGACATTGACCGTTCACAGTTGACCGGAAACCGTGGCGGGTTTCGTGGGTTTGCGGCGCGTGGTCGTCGCAATTTCAACGAAACGACCGCGATGGAAAACGACTGGAAGTTTCGGCAAAAGGCGCTGGCAACTGAAAAGAAGTGGGCCGAAGCCGCAGCGGAAGCACGCGCCAAGGTAAACGAAGCCGACGCAGCGCGGGCGCGAGAAATGGCCGCGTTCAAAAAAGACTTGGAAGAAATACCCGAGTTATTTTCTACATCGTTTACCGCAGCCGACGTAACCATGGCATCCAGCGTTCAAAATATGCTGGAAGAAATGAACATGGCCGACGATATGATGCTGAACTTTGCCCAACAAGCAGCATCCAGCATACAAACCGCGTTTGCCGATTTCCTGTTTGATCCGTTCCAAAACGGATTGCGCGGCATGGTTAAAGGATTTATCGACGCGATCCGTCGCATGATTGCGGAACTAATGGCGTCGTATCTGTTGCGCCAATTCTTCCAGTATATGAGCGGCTTTGGCGGTATCGCCGGTAGCATCGGGCAGTTTGCCGTTTCTACGCTGTCGGCGCGGGCCATGGGTGGTCCGGTCACTGGCAACACGCCGTACATGGTCGGCGAACGTGGGCCGGAATTGTTCGTACCGAATACATCTGGCAGCATTGTTCCCAATCACGCCATGGGTGGCGTAATCGTGTCGCCGGTCTACAACATCGACGCACGCGGGGCCACGGCAGATTTGCAAAAGGCATTGCCGGGAATCATGGCCGAAAACAATCGGCGCATATTCGATGAACTAGACCGACGTTATGGGATAGGGCGATGACCGATTACATACTACCGCCGGATTTAGTCGCCAACGACATACAGTGGCGCATCCTAGACAACACCGCGTCGTATTCATCGCCGCTTTCGGGAGCGGTTAGGACTTACTCCCGGCCCGGTAATCGGTGGGCCGCTACGTTGTCGTTCCGTGCGATATCGGATCAGAAACGCCGACGGTTGTTGTCATTGCTGGCCGCGTTGCGTGGTCGCTCAAATCGCCTATGGTTCACCGAACCCGGCTATTCGTTTGCCGGTTCGTTTGCCTGTCCCGAGTTGATCACAAATAACGCCGCAGTCGTGGCAACTACAGGGTGGTCATCGTCGAGTGCCGAAGTCGCGCTGTCGGCAGATTCGCACTTTGGCTTGCGTCTTGCCCGCACAGCGGCCACGACGGATGCCTACGCTTACCAATCCGCAGCCACCACGGTTGCCAGTGCGCCATACGCAATACGAGCCGTTTATGGGGCCGGAAAAGGCAACGTCCGTATCGGTGCGGCGGCTGGTACGTCGCAGGGCGGCACGACGCTATTAAATGGCACTGTACGTACATCAGCCGGACGTTATACCGATTCGTTCACCGCGTCCGGTACATCGACGCACGTTAGTTTCTACGACTACTACAGCGGACGTGCAGCCGGGGCGTTTCAGTTTCTTTCGTGGGCGTCACTGACGCGTTGTGCGCTAGTGGCGGGGGGATCGCAAACTGGCGGGGCGTTGAACATCGACGGCTTGCCGACTTCGACAAACGGGTTGGCCCGTGCGGGCGATTGGGTCGAGATTAACGGCGAACTAAAGCGACTAACCGCCGACCTTAATTCCGACGATAGCGGCGCGGGTTACATCATGTTCGAGCCGACGCTACGCACGTCGCCAGCGGATAACACGCCAGTCGTGTTCCGTAATCCAATGGGTCGTTTCCTGTTGGCCGAGGATGCGGGCAGTTGGTCGACGCGACCCGGCACGCTTTCAGAAATGACGATTGATCTAGTCGAGGACATAGCCTAATGACGCGTTGGGTTAGCAACACGAACCAAACGGAAGCGGCGAAGGCGTCGCTTTTTATTATTACGATGGCGAAACTGGAATTCGATTCCGGTACGGTCTACGTCCACGACGGCGTTGGAAGCGTAACCTTCGACGGTAATACGTACTTGGGCGTTGGCAAATACGGTTCGTTCGACATTATCGACGAAAACATTGATACCGTCGCCCGTGGAATCAAAGTCACGTTGTCCGGCGTCGATACGTCGCTGGTTCCTATCGTGATGGACGAAGTTTATCAGGGCCGACCGGCAACCTTTTACGTTGGCTTTTTGGATCAAAACCTAAACTTTGTTGCCGATCCCGAGGAAATCTGGTCGGGCCGCATGGATACCATGTCAATTAGCATGGATCAAAACAGCGCGGTCATTTCGTTATCTTGCGAATACCGTTTAAGAAAAGAGCCGGTATTAGCAAGGTTCACGGATGAAGACCAGCGCCTAGCGTTTGCTGGCGACACATTCTTTAACCTAACGCAATTCATCCCACGCTATAAAGCGACATGGGGCGATAAACCGACAAACTTTAGTGGTGGCGGCGGTCGTCCATACGATCCTAACTTCCGCTTGGACCCGTTCTAATGCGACACGAAGATTGGGTCGACCGCTTGTTTGCGGCGATTGAGCAAGTTAGTACCGAAACATTTGCATACGGCAAAAACGACTGTTGCCTGTTTTCGGCGCGTGTCGTCGACGCGATGACCGGCAGCGACTACGCAAAACGTCTTGCAGAAATGTATCACGACGAACGGTCCGCACTAGCCTATATCAATTCGCACGGGTCCATACAGGAAGCCGTGAAGGATTGGCTAGGCGAACCGTGTGTATCCCTAGCGTATACACAGCGCGGCGACGTTGTACTGTTCAACAACGAAGGACGCGAAACCCTAGGTATTAGCGTGGGTGATCGCATCGTGACGGTCGGCGAAACCGGCATTGCTCACGTACCCATGGCACAGGCTATTTGCAGTTGGAAGGTTAACTAATGGCTCCAGTTGTAAGTGCGGTAACAAACTTCCTGTTGGTGGTTTTCGGCGGCACGTCTGCCGCAGCCACGGTTGCCGCAATGGTGGCCGCTAACGCCATTGTCTACATTGGCGGCAACTTGCTTTTGATGAAGGTTTCGCAAGCGTTAGGTCCGAAGGTTCCACGCGCCACGTCACGACCGCCCGACGTGGAATATTCCGATACGGTTGCACCGCGTCGCATTGTCTACGGCGAAAACAAGATTTCTGGAATGAACGTCATTCCGGCGATTGTGACCGGATCAAAAGGCGAATATTTGCATCAAGTGTTGGCGCTGGTCGGTCACGAAGTCAACGCAATAAACACTGTTTACTTTAACGACGAAGCATTGACGCTCGACGGAAGCGGTAACGTCACGGGCAGCAGTTTTGCCGGTAAAGCATCTGTCCGCAAATACACCGGAACATCGACGCAAACCGTCGATAGCATCCTAAACGCCGCTATTACGGAATGGGATTCCGACCATCGTGGACGCGGTATCGCGTATTTGGCGTTGCGCTATACCTTCGACCAAGAGATATACCGCAATGGCAAACCCGACGTTACCTGTATCGTGCAGGGCAAGAAGTGTTACGACCCGCGATTAGACACGTCACCGGGCGCGAATCCGACAAACTCAAGTTACGCCGCGTACACGACTAACCCGGCGTTGTGTCTTGCCGACTATCTCATGGCGTCGTATGGGTTGAGCGAGGACGGAACCCGAGTCGATTGGGCGTCCGTTGTAACAGCCGCGAATATCTGCGACGAAAACGTAGCCATTCCGGGGTCGACGACGCAAAAGCGGTATACCTGTAATTTGGTGCTGGAAGCGACCGCCGAATTCGAGAACAACATTCAAGCGTTAACACAGGCCATGATGGGCGCGTGCTACTACTCCGGTGGCAAGTGGCGCATGGCAGCGGGCGCGTGGTCATCTTCGGCGTTTACGATTACCGAAGACGACATTATCGGACAGGTGACGGTCCAGACAGCGCAGAGCCGCAAGCGCGAAGGTTATTACAACGCCGTTCGCGGACAGTTTGTTGACAAGGACCGCAATTATCAGCCGGTCGAATTCGAGCCAATCCTAAACTCGACATACGAATCAGAAGACGGCGAACGTATCTATACCGAAGTCGCGTTCCCGGCGTGCAATAACCAGTACGAAGCGCAGCGTAACGCCATCATTCTGTCGCGCCAATCGCGCCGACAAAAGACAGTGCAAGTCGTTTGCAGTCTGAACGCCTACAAAATACGTCCGTTTGAAACTGGCACGGTCACGATTGCCGAAGTCGGCTGGACCAATCAAACCGTGCGTTGTATCGGTTGGAAATTCCGACCGGAACCGGCCATCGAACTTACATTGATTGAAGCAGCGTCGAGCGATTACAGCGACCCGTCAACCGGGACGTATGTAACCCCGGCATCCGTCGTGGTAAGTGATCCGGCGACTTATTCGCCCGGTTCGCCACAATCGTTCACGGCAACGCAAGAAATCGAATCCATCTTGCTATCGTGGGCCGCACCGTCTAACAGCGTTCCCGGCATTCTGTACCGTGTATTTCAGTACACAGCGTCGACGCCATTTTCGTCGGCCACGCAGATTTACGAAGGCGCAGATACACAGTTACGCGTGCCGCGCACCGATACCGCAACGCGGTATTTTTGGGTGCAGTCGTACTATGGCGTTACTGGCGGCACATCCGACCCGACGCCATCCGGCGCGGGCCTGTCGTCGTCCGGCAAGATTGCCACGCTTAACGGCTACCTGACGAACGAAGCGACGCTAGTACCAGCAGATTCGTCCGGCACGGTTAGCAGTTACGCGGATGCGGTCGGCTTGTTTAAGTTGTTTAGCGGTCCGAACGACGTTACCGCCAGCACGACCTTTGCCATCGTTTCCGAAGTAAATTGCGATGGCGATTTGAACACTGCCGCCAACACGCCGGTTAGCGGGCAACCGATTGGTTACTATCGCGTCACGTCACTAACTGCCGATACCGGACAATTCACCATGTCGGCGACTTATGGTGGCGTTACCGTTACCAAGGTATTTACCGTAGGCAAAGCGAAAGCCGGTACTAGCGGTACAAATTCCGTATCGGTTGTTTTAAGCCGCACAGCGGTTCAATTAAATGCGTATGCCGACGGTAGCGTGCCGAGTTACGCGGACGCATCCGGCCAGTTGACCGTTTATAGCGGCGCGACGGACGTAACCGCATCGGCTACGCTGTCCGCGTCGGCCAGTAGCGGCGTTACTGGCACAATTAACACGGCGACGAACACGCCAGTTAGCGGACAGCCAAAAGGCTATTACCGCATTACGGCCATGTCGGGCGACGTTGGTTCGTTGACCTTCACGGTTCTATACAACGCCGTTACGTACACGGCCACGTTTAGTGCATCGAAAAACAAAGTTGGATACGAAATTGTCGGATCATTGCCGTCGACCAATCTTTTCGAGGGCCGAATCGTATTCCTAACGACCGACGACAAGTTGTATCGCTACACCGGGTCCGCATGGACAGCAGCGGTTAGCGGCGCGGATATTACGGCTGGCACATTGCAAACGGCAGCGTTCGCGTCGAGCATCGAACCCGTAACCATTGTTTCGTCGGTTCCCGGCACAAAGTCGACGAATTCTATTTTCAAC